AAATTGGTAAGCTTTCAACATTTCCCGTAATTGTAGTTGAATCATTAAACCGACCTAATGAAGGTAGTTTTAAAAAAATTTTTGGTTGTCTAAAATAATCTTTTAATGGATTTGCTGACATGTTTTTCTCCGCATAAATATAATTAGTATTTATATACGCATATTTTACGGAAAAAGTTATGTCTAGAACAGATGATTTATTAGCAGAAATTAGGGATTCATTAACCAAAAATCAAACAGGAAACAGCGCTGGTTTTCGGCAGTCAACTGACTGGAGTAATCCGTTTAGCTCTGCGACTACTGCTGTTAACGGCTTTACTGGAGCAGTGGGTAATGTATTAAAAGAATGGCAAACTGCTACGAGTACATTTGGTACAAGTTGGAATAATGATGCTATCGGCTTACATGCTAGTGTTGCAAAGTCAAGAATGAGCATGGCTGAATGGGCGGATTCGATTCAAGCAGCTGGTAGTGGGTTTGCTGGACTCGGTGGTACTATGAATGAAAGTGGCAAGATTTTTACATCTGTTGCCACTAGCTTTCGTGATTCTGGTGCTTCTGAATCATTGGCTAAAATGGCATGGACAACTGGTGAACAAAACAAATTATTAGCAATGTCAATGACAACACAGCGGCATTTGGATTTATCAAAGGTCGAAAATCAGAATCTGTTATTTGAATCAGTTAATAAACTTGGTAAAGAGATGGATAAAACCACTCAATTATACGGAATTAGTAGAAAAGAACAAATTTCTATCATGGAAGCAAACAAAAATGACATGAAATATCAAGCAGCACTTAATGTGAATGTCAATAAAGAAGCAAAGTCTTCCGTTGACAGTGTTATTCAAAATACACCAAAAATTGTTGGAGACTTAATAAAAAACTATGTTACTGGTGGTGCGTTGACTGAGAAAAATCTTGAAGTTGCACAAGGAATTGGTGAGTTAGCAGAACCATTGAGAAATGCAGTTGAGAATTTAAAACACGCTGGTACAAAGGAAGAGGCCGAAACGTATAAAAAGCAAATTGAATCAATCAACGAACAAATCGCCATACGGATGAACTCTACTGAAGTACAAAAGCAAATAGCGGCTAATTCTGGTTTTAATAAAGTTGCCACTACCCAGGGTGAAATTATGCTGGGATTTCGACAGCAATCAGAAGGTATTCAATCAACCGCTGAAAACCTAAAAATAAGTCAAGCAGAAGCTGCTGCGGAAAACAGAAAAAAAGCTGAACTTGCAGTAGAAAGTAAAACTGGATCCGGAAAAATCGCAGCTGAAGCAGCCAGTACTGAATTTCTTGTTAAAACTGGTAGAGCGATTGAAGATGCTGCAAAAAAACCTCAAGAAGCAGTATTGGCAGCTAATGCTAGATTTGCCGATGCAGTTAGTAAGAAAAATACCGAAGGGGCAACAGTTAATGATTTTATATCAACAATCGATAAAAAAACAGGCGAACCAATGTCCGACCGAATGTATGGTGATTTTGGTAAGGATTTTGTTAAATCTATTGATAGCGGAACATTTATTAAAGATATAGGTTCAATGTTAGAAAAGGGTGCTATTCAAGGCTTATCAAATATTAAATCAATATCAGCCGCAACAGTCCAATTAATGGGTAACCTAGCGGCATCAAGTGGTGGTTCTACTACGAAAAATCAATTTGCCAACGGCACAAAAGAATCATTTGGTGATTGGTTTGGCAAGGATTTCGGTACAGGAATGTCAGCGATTTTACATGGAAATGAGGCGGTGGTTCCAAAAGGAAAAGTGCCAGAATTTTTAGCAGATATGCAAAAGACAATGGGTGGCAAACAAGCAAATATCATTGAAAATATGATGAATTCTGTTTCTATGACTTCGTCGAATTTAATGAATCAAATGCCACAACCTACTATAGAACCTGTGAATCAAGCACCACAAGTTACACAAGAAACATCATCTGGTGCATCTGATATAACCTTAAAAGATATCAATGAGCAGTTAGCAACGTTAAATACATCAATGGTTAAACTAATATCAACAACATCAGACATGTTGGAAACCACTGATAAACAATATCGTGCAACCAAGCAATTATCGCCTAATTTAAACGCAAGATAAGGAATTTTTAAAATGACATGGAAAAAGTATTTTACACCGGTGGCTGAGGGATCTGGATTAAGTCCAGTATCGGGATTAAACTCCAACTCTAAACCTGGTCCAGCTAGAACTAATTATTCTAGTTATTTACCAGACGTATATACTGGTAGTCCAAACAGAGTTGACAGATACCAACAGTATGAAGTAATGGATAGTGACCCAGAAATCAATGCAGCATTAGATATTCTAGCTGAATTCTGTACACAAAAATTAAAAGATGGAAAAAGCCCATTTACTGTTAAATGGCGAAGTAAAGCAACAAATTCTGAAGTAAGAATTCTTGGTGAATATTTACAACAATGGAATACATTACAATTGTTTGATACTAGGATTTTTAGAATTGTTAGAAATGTATTCAAATATGGTGATGCATTCTTCATCAGAGACCCAGAAACACAGAAATGGTCATGGGTTGATCCAAGTAAAATTGTAAAAATAATTGTAAATGAAAGTGATGGTAAAAAACCAGAACAATACGTTATTAAAGATTTAGCACCTAATTTTGAAAATTTAGTTGCAACACAGATAACACCAAACATTAATCCACGACAAAATGGTGGCGGGGTGATTCCAAGTAGCGGATATTTGGGAACAAGTTCGACACAACGTGGGACATCTGGTGCTTATCCTTCTAGTAGCTCTGGAAGTAGATGGGGATTATCTGAAACAGAAAACGCAATTGATGCAGAACACGTAGTTCATTTGTCATTATCAGAAGGTCTTGATAATAATTACCCATTTGGTAATAGTTTATTAGAAAATATATTTAAAGTATATAAACAAAAAGAATTACTTGAAGATGCGATCTTAATATATCGTATTCAACGTGCTCCTGAACGCCGTATATTCCACATTGATGTTGGCAATATGCCTAGCCATTTAGCTATGGCATTTGTTGAACGTGTGAAAAATGAAATACATCAACGAAGAATACCAAGTCAAACTGGTGGCGGTCAAAATGTAATCGATTCAGCTTACAATCCGTTATCAATTAATGAAGATTATTTCTTCCCAATGACTGCTGATGGTCGTGGGAGTAAAGTAGATACATTGCCTGGTGGTACAAATCTTGGCGAAATTGATGATTTAAAATATTTCACCAATAAATTATTCCGTGGATTACGAATTCCAAGTTCATATTTGCCAACTGGTGCAGACGACAGCCAAGCTAGTTTTAATGATGGCCGAGTTGGTACAGCATATATTCAAGAATTGCGATTTAACAAATATTGCGAGAGATTACAGTGTTTGATTACAGAAGCATTTGATAGCGAATTTAAATTGTACATGAACAATCGAGGGGTAAACATTGATTCCAGTTTATTTGAATTGAGTTTCAATCCACCAATTAATTTTGCTAGCACCAGACAAGCATCGTTAGATAGTGAACGTATCAATACGTTCAACACATTGCAAGCTATACCCTATATGAGTAAACGATTTGCTTTGAAACGATTCCTTGGTTTAACTGATGATGAGGTGGCAGAAAACGAACGTTTATGGGGCGAAGAAAGTGGTAAAGGACAGCCTACACATACTGATGCAGCTGGTGAATTGCGTAGCGCTGGATTGTCGGCGGCAGGTATTGAGGGCGATTTAGGCATGGCGGGTGATTTAGGAATCTCTCCAGAAATGGAAGGAGAATTGCCAACTGATGGAACAGGAGCAGCGCCAGTTGCTTCAGCTGCGGGTGCAGTACCAGTAACACCTCCACCGGTATAAATACTATTATGATTTTAAGAGAATTATTTTACATAGACCCTGATACTAGACAAATGGCTAGTGAATTACGTTATGAACCAGAGCGTGATGGTGGAACATTTTTGCGTGGTGATACACGCAAAACTCGGTTGACACTTCGACAATTAAATGAGCTTCGTAAAAGTAGCGAAGCTCATATTTTAGAACAAGAGAGTGAACTAGGATTTATACATTCGATGTATTCAACCCCGGCAGCACCACCCGTATAACGCGAAATATAACGTTTTTTGACTATTATACCACTATTTTTACTAAATAAAGTAAATAAGATACAGCCTTGCTTGTAATTATCACAGGAGAATTATACATGACAGATCGCGCACAATTTGAAGCTATGCTCGAAGCTTTGATCAATGAAGATCAAGAAGCAGCAAAAGAAATTTTCCACAACATTGTTGTTGGAAAATCACGTGAAATTTATGAAGAATTATTAGAATCTGATTTCGGTGGTCCTGAAGAGGAAGAAGAGGAAGAAGAAACTGACACACCAGATTTCGATGATGAAGAAGATGATGCACCAGATTTCGGTGATGATTCAGAAGATGATGAAGAAGATGATGCACCAGATTTTGGTGATGATGAAGAAGATGATGATTCAGAAGAAGGTGACTACGAAGACAGAATTCTTGACCTTGAAGATGCAATTGACGAATTGAGATCAGAATTGGACCAATTAATGGCTGGCGAAGAAAGCGAACCAGAACACGCTGATATGTTTGGCGGTGATGAAGAAGGTGACGAATTCGGTGGTGAAGAAGATGAATTCGGTGGTGAAGAAGATGAATTCGGTGCAGATTTAGGCGCTGGTGACAGTGGCGTTAAAGAAGTACATGTGACTCACTCTTTTGAAAATCAACCAGAAGAACAAAATGAATTCGAAGCATTTATGGAATATGTGAACAAAGTTGCATTACCTAAACACGGTGATAACGGTGTTCAAACACGTAGCCCATTAGCAGGTAAAAATGATATGGGTGGCACAACAGCTAACATCGCACGTGGTGGTACATCAACAACTGGTGGAACACAAGGTGGGTTGTTAAAACCATCTACACAAAAAATGGATGGTGGTAACCAAAACGTCCCAGGTAATTCAAAAGCACCAAAATTGAAACCTGTTAGTAAAGGACATGGTGCGGAACGCAAAGGTCAATCAGGCGGCGTTAAAGCTTACGGACCTGTGAGCGGGAAATAATCTATGTTATATCTCCGAGAAAACCTCAGCTTCAACGAAGCACAAATGATCGTTGAATCTGATGACAGAGAAGGGAAAAACTTGTACATGTCTGGTATTTGCATTCAAGGTGGAATCCGAAATGCAAACCAGCGGGTTTATCCTGTGAGTGAGATTAGCAAGGCTGTTAAAACCCTCAACGATCAGATTCAGAACGGTTATTCAGTCCTCGGAGAAGTAGATCATCCCGATGATTTAAAAATAAATTTAGATCGAGTAAGCCACATGATAACTAATATGTGGATGGAAGGTCCTAATGGATATGGCAAGCTTAAAATCTTGCCAACCCCTATGGGACAGTTAATTAAAACAATGTTGGAAAGCGGCGTTAAATTAGGTGTTTCATCAAGAGGTTCTGGAAACGTTAGTAATGACGGATCAAACGAAGTATCAGATTTTGAGATTATCACAGTAGATATGGTAGCTCAACCCAGTGCACCTGGAGCATATCCTACACCAATTTATGAACACCTAATGAATACACGAGGTGGTTATAACGCTTTTCGTATAGCACAAGAAGTGAAGGGTGATCCACAGGCGCAAAAATATCTCAAAGAGAGCTTATTAGGCATAATAAGTAATCTCCAATAATAGGAGAATCACATGTTGGATGCATTAAACAAGTTATTTGAAAACAATGTGATTTCTGGAGAGATCAAAGAGTCAATTGAAACCGCTTGGGAACGTAAGATTTTAGAAAATCGTGAACAAGTAAGTCAACAATTACGCGAAGAGTTTGCACAAAAATATGAACACGACAAAAGCACTATGATTGAAGCAGTAGATCGTATGATTTCTGATCAATTAGCTAGTGAAATTGGCGAGTTTGCAGAAGATCGCCAGCAATTAGCAGAAATGAAAGTTAAATATGCTAAAAAGATTTCTGAAAGCGCACATGTTATGAAAACATTTGTAACACGTCAACTAGCTTCTGAAATCAAAGAATTGCATGAAGATCAAATGCAAATGGTAAATAAATTTGGCACCTTGGAAAACTTCGTAGTTGAGGCTCTAGCTCAAGAAATTACAGAGTTTTATAAAGACAAACAAGAATTGACCGAAACAAAAGTTAAATTACTGCGTGAAGGTCGCCAAGAAATCAAAAAAGTAAAAGAACAATTCGTACAACGTGCTGCGAAACTTGTTGAAAATGTTGTTAATCAAGGACTTCGTTCTGAAATTACATCATTGAAAGAAGATATTGAAGCTGCTCGTCGTTCTGAGTTCGGTCGTAAGTTATTCGAAGCATTTGCTGCTGAATATCAAACGAGTTATTTAAATGAAAAATCGGAAACTAGCAAATTGCTCAAAGTCATAGACATGAAAGATCACGCAATGCAGGAAGCAGCTAAAGCTGTTGTTAATGCAGAGAAGATTTTAGAAAGCAAACAACTAGAAATCCGTGCGTTGAAAGAAGCGCAAGTTCGTAAGGACATCATGAGTGAATTGTTGGCACCACTAAATAGTGAACAACGTTCAATTATGGGCGAGTTAATGGAGAGTGTGAAAACCTCAAAATTAAACGAAAGTTTCGAAAAGTATCTACCGGCAGTAGTTGCAGGAAAGGCTCCTCAAAAGAGACAGGCACTAGTAGAAGCTAAAGAAATTACTGGAAATAAACTTTCCAAAACTAATCGTAGCAGCGACGACTCTAACATCATTGATATGCGTAGACTCGCTGGGCTTTAAATTTAAGGAGAAATTAAATGTCAGAACTACTTAATGGCCGTTGGGCGGAAACTAAAGAAGCCCTATTAGAAGGTCTACAAGGCACAAAAAAATCAGTAATGGGTGTTACTTTAGAAAACACTCGTAAATATTTAACAGAAAGTGCAACTGCTGGTGGCACATCATCAGGCAACATCGCTACTTTAAACCGTGTAATTTTACCAGTTATCCGTCGTGTAATGCCAACCGTTATTGCTAACGAATTGGTGGGTGTACAACCAATGACCGGTCCTGTTGGTCAAATCCATACTTTACGTGTTCGTTACGCTGACAACTCAAGTCAAGTAACTGCAGGTGAAGAAGCATTGAGCCCATTCAAAATTGCAGAATCTTACTCAGGTAATGATGCTGTACCAGCTGGTGCAACCAACACTGCAACATTGGAAGGTCAAGCAGGTAAAAGAATGAGCATCCAAATCTTGAAACAAACTGTTGAAGCGAAAACTCGTAAATTGAGTGCTCGTTGGACATTTGAATCAGCACA